AGTTGGGTGCATTATCGACATCAATAAGACATCTCCTTTTTCTAGTTTCTCATCTGATCTAAGTTCTCTAAAGCCTGTTCGCCAAGCATAATTTTCAAACAAAGGATTTTCAAGAAATTCCTGTGGTGTCATTGTTCTTGCATAATCTTTTAGTTCTATACTTTTTTCCTGTTTATACCAATCAACAACTAAACTCCAACAATCAGTTACACCCCATACCCATGGTCTACCTAATAAATCTGGAACGTAACCTTCTGGCTTACATTCACCCCACTCCTCTGTTTTTGGATTAACAATATGCCAAGGTAATTTACTATGCTCACAACTTATACGATCAGCTTGACTTGGTATTGGAGGCGTTGAGGGGTGACTATGAACAACAGCTAAAATATCTCCTAAATTATCTGCTTTTACATAATCTTCTGGATTTAAAATAAACTCTTGATGGTTTGTTATAGCTAAATTTTGACAGGGATAGTATTTTTGTTTACCTTTTATATTGAGTAAAAGTCCTACAGCTTCTTTAGGATCTTGGTCTTTCGCATGAACCAATGCGTCATCTCTCCAACTCATTGCGTAAACGTGCCAATGCTAGGGAATAAAGCACGGGTGCATTGACGTTTAGGTGCTCTTACTCCAGCCATATCAATAGCTCCTGCTAATTCAAATTCAACTACATCTCTATTTTCTGCTGATTTTCTATCTACTGTATATATTTGACGTTTAAATTCTGCTGTAGGATCTGGTGTTCCTAATGGATTACTACCACCACTAAAATTCGCAGCATCAAGAAATCTTGCCATTGTTCTAATTCTTGTAAATGTAGCACCTGTTAAGTCATTACCCGTAGTTGTTTGATTAACAAGCAATAAAATAGCTGATATAGTTCCCAACGCATTACTTACAACAAGTTTTGGTCTTGGAATCTGACCACGTTGATATGCAAAACCTGTAGCTTCTATTGGAAATCTTTGATAAGAATTACCAGCCCAAACTATCTCTCCATTTGCATTAAGGTTAGATCCAGAATGAAATCTATATATTGTTGTCGCACCATGTAAAGAGTTATCTAACTGTAAAGTAAAAAGTTCAATAATTGCAGAGGGATTTATTTTTTGAACTTCACTAAATACAGGATCAGTGCTCATGGTTCAAAAACCTCTCTAAATGTTGTTTGTATTGTAGCTCTATTAAGATAATTAATAGTTTTTTGTCTTTTTCCATTCTCAACATATTGTGATGCAGCACTTTCTCCTGGCGGTGTAAAAGTAAAACTTGCTTGATCTAAAATTCTTGCATCAAGAAATGTCTCTATTGTGTCAGCATCTGTTTCTGATACTTCAAAACGTAAATTGTAGATTTTGGGATTTTGATGTTCTGCTAAACCAAACAATATTCTATGTTCATAACCATCTGCAAATTTAACAATTCTATTATTTGGTGCAGTCGTTTTTCTCATACCATAGGTTGGAGATATTGATGGGAATGTTGCCATTATGCAAGTAAACCTCCTGGTCTTTTTTGTTGTACTAATTCAGATTGTACTGCAACTGATATAAGACGACCAAGTTCTCTTCCTTTATCTTCATCTCCCTCTACAGCCGAACCAGAAGCATCTACATTAACAACAACGTTAGTTGTTGAACCTGAAAGCTGATTATTAGGAATTATTGTGCCAGCCGTTGAAGGAACAAACAATTCAGGTCCTTTTTCACCTACGATTGATGGTCTACCCACAGGTGGTCTGCCGCCTGTTGCAAAAGTATCAAGTGAACTAAATATTCCTCCAAAAGTAGAACTTAAAAATGTATTTATACCAAGTCTTAAAAGTTGACTTGCTATATCGTTTAACATTGAACTTGCAGCTTGTGCCAAGGATTGTGTTTGCATTACTGCCCCCACTAAAGCATCTGAAACACCTGTAGCAATAGTATTACCTATTTGTGCAAATTTATCATTTAATAAATCAGCATCAGTTTTTAAAAATTTAAAAGAATCAGAAATTTTCAAAGTACCGTCAAAAATATCTTTTAAAAACACATTACTCATATCTAAATTTTCATTAAAGAAACCAGCATTAGGTACCAAGCCATCTGTAAAAGCAAAACTTGTAGCAGTTAATGTATCAGCAAATTCTTTTGTACCTTCTGTAATTTTTGATGTTTCTTTATTAGTATTTTTATTTTCTAATGTTATTTGTTTTTGTGCAGCTAAGTTTTGATTGACTCTATCTCTTAAAGTATCCATTTGATTAGTGGCTTCAATAAGAGGTTCTAATAACCCTCTTGCATCTAAAGTTGCCGCACTATCTGGTCCTTGTACTAACTTTATAACTTTTGAAATCCTATCTAACTGTGCAAAGAATTTAGCAGCATCTTCTTCTGTCTTAACGAAAGTAGGGTCTAATAATTCAACGGCTTTTGTTATATCTTCAACAGCATCAGATTGCATACCAAAACGTGCTTTAAATGAAGCAGAACCAACTGCTCTATTAGAAGCACCAATTTGTGCGTCTGTTAAAAGACCAAATATCTTATTAAATTCACCAGCAACTTGATTTAACAAATCAAGAATATCTTTTAAAGGTTGTTCAAATAATTTACCTAAGTTTTGCGCAAAAGTTTCAACATTATCTACGAAAGTACTAAATTTACCAGCCAATGTATCACTTTGTTTAGAGGCACCTTCAAAGAATTGGCCACCTTCACTTGTAGCTCTTTTTATTGCTTCTACGAATTTATCAGCACCTATTTCGCCTTTACTCATAGCTTCGGCAAGTGCTTCACCTGAAAGACCTGTTATTACTTCTAAGTCTTTAGTTACATTTATTCCTTTTTCTAAGAGCATTATATTTTCTTCTTGCATAAATTTATTCTTTGCCTGTACTTTACCTATTGCTAATGCAACACCATCTATTTCTGCACCAGCAGTACCAGCTATATCTGCAATTCTTTTTGTAATATCAACAACATTTTCAGTTTCAAAACCAAATGCTTTCATTCGTTTTGCAACTTCTATTAATTCAGAAGATTTAAAAGGCGTTACAGCACCAAACTCTTTTATCTCTTGGACAATTCTTTGGGCTGTTTCTGCACTCCCTGTTAATACTTCTAAAGCTTTAGTTTGTGTTTCAAGCTGCGCAGTCTGGAATAAAATAAACCTACCAGCACCAATTACAGCTAGTGCCTTAAGAAGTGGGGCAATAGATTTTGTTAATGTACCAAAACCAGTTGCTGCTACTTTTGCTGATCTGCCTGTGTCGTTTAATGACCTACTTGATCTATCTAAACGACCTTTTAATTTATCTGTACTGGTACTTAATGCTTGGGTTTGTTTATTTACACGCTGTAATGGGACTATGGCGTTCTGCGCATCAACTATTAACTTAATTGTCGATTGTGCCACAGATACAAATAACCTTTATTATATATTACCTTGTTTTGTTCTTTTGACGATTCATTTCTCTTTTTTCTCTTTCCATTTTAATTTCATAATAACCAGCCCAAAAAACCAGTTCTTCTTGGGTCATATTTTTTCTTAATTCTTTTATTGTTTTACCTAATTCTGCTGCGAGAAAAAACTCGAAATTTAACCAAGTATCTCGCTTTATTCTTTTTTTGCTGAATTTATATCAACCTTTATATCCATCATAAATAATTCAATTTCATTTAAGATGCTTTCAGGTAAAAATCTTTTTAAGTTTTCAGCATCACTAGATGCAAAAGCTTTGGTGCCATCTTCATTCTCTGCGATCTGGCAAAGCAGTCTAGTTGAAATAGTAAGACCTTCATCTGTACCAGCAGCAGCTTGTGCTTGGATTCTATCGTATCTTGTTAATGGTGGAAAATATAATTCTTTTAAAAGTTCGCCGTTTGGCTTTTTAAGTTCATACTTTCTTCTTTCACTCATTACTTCGCTAAAAGCTTCAGTAATAAGATCGACGTTTCTTTTTGCCATAAAATATTAGGTTGGTTACCCTAATGTACTATATAGCTGAAGTTATGGCACCACTTGTTATAAAGGTGATGTTCACTTCTTGTATCTCACCTAGAGTTGCACCATACTCTGCATTTGTAACTATTCCAGAAAAACCAATTTTTTTAGCTGATTGGGCAGAGTCAGGGAATAACTCAAACAATGCATCTGCAGCATCACCAGTTACAAGAACATCATCAATAAATGCTTGGTAATCTGAATTGCCAGATGGGTTGTAAAGTAAAGTTGCAGAACCTTCACCAGAAATAAGACCACCAACAAAAGTTTTTGAAGTGTCGCCCATCTTTGTAGTTTCCATTGTGTCCTTAGTGACAGACAATGACCATGCTCTTAAATCTGAAATGTCAGCTTCTGTACCGCCAGCATTTTCAAACATGATTTTTCCTACATCACCTTTAACAGCCATAACAAAAAAAAGTATTTATTTTATATTAACCTTTTTCTGAACTTTTCACATCTTTTTTTGAATTTTGTTGTGCCTCATAATATTTTCTACAATCAGGATCCCAATAATTTGCTTCTCTTCTTCCTTTTACAATTTCAATTACATCTAACATTTCTTCAGTAATTTCAAGTTTTGGCATAATTAAAGATCCTCATATATTTCAAAAGTTATTCTTATTTGTGTTTGAAACTTACCTTCAGGACTTGATGTTAAAACTTCAGGACCAATAGGTGAATCAAATATAACATTTGAAACTGTTATTCTATTGTATAAGTTTCTAAGTCTTTTGCCTATAGTAAAGTTTGCACCTGACCCTTTACCTGCTTCTGTAAATATATTTAAAATTAACAAACCAACAATTCTATTAGTTGAATTTGTTGTACCACCCATTGTTAAATAATTACCTGCAGAAAAACTTGTAATACATTGAACAAAAGAATCTTTACTAGATGAACTAAAAGGTATATCGTTAAAAATTACCTTTATAGGTGGTGTATCTACAAGTTCAGTAAGTAGTCTTGATTCAATAGTTTTTCTAACATCATTAAGATCAATAGCTGCCATTATTCTCTCCTAAATTCATCAGCAATAAAACCTTCAAGCTGTTTAGCGATTAATTCTGGATAACCTTTTATTGTATTTTGATCTGGTCTTGTTCTATATCTACCACCCCAACTTGGTGGCAAGTTTGTACCATAAGCAACTGGTTCAGCATATTCTACATCTGTAAATACTTCCCCAACAAATGGTTGTATATCATTTTGCCAAGAACCCCTAAGGTTATCAGTATCAACTGGCGTTGCTTTTTTTACTCTTTCTTCCCAAAGCAAAGTTGCTTTTTTTACAGTACGAATTACTTTATCTTCAAAATGTTTACCTATAGCAGATAAGCGCATTTCTCTGGCCATTATGCTCTTAGATAAATTTCATAAAAAATATTAATGTTATTTTGCTGCTCAAAATCAATTTGTATTATTTTATATGGAACACCACTTATAACCACAGTATCTTTTGTAGTAGGTACAAAAGTTATATCTTGTGCTGAGATAGTAAGCTTTTTATCATCTTGTGCTATAAGATCATTTACCTGTATTTTTTTTACGTTTTCCAAAAAGCCTTTAACAGTAACACTTGTTTCTGTATTAACAAAATTACCATTATCAACATTATATGAACTTGTTGTGGTTCTTTTGATGGTTACATTACCACCAAATTTTTTTAAAGCTTTACTTGATGCTTTTTTTAAAGATGTAGCAAGTCCCATTATAGTAAATATGCAATAACTGTACCGCTATCAAGTTTGACACTTGTTATAACACCTTCTATAGCAGTATTAGATTTAAACTGTAAACCAGTAAGATCACCTGTTATATTTTCAGCAACAAGAGTATTAATTACTGAATCTTGTAATGCTTTAATACAACCGAATCTACCAGTGTGTGCTGCAGTGTCGTTAATAATTTTTGCGGCTGGATAATAAGTCATAATTAACTCCTTTTAATTGCTATGTTGCCGGGTCCACTAATTCGTAAACCAGTAAAGTACCGTTCAAAAAGTGGTGGTACTCTATCAGCACCAACAGAACCATAAAAATTAGGTTCTAAATCTAGACTTCCAAGTTTTACCTTTTTAAAGTCCTCAAGACCACTTAATCCTAAACCATCTCTGTTGTTATTCAAGTAAACAGCAAGAATTACTTGTGCTTTTTTTACTTGTTCTGGTATTTCTGTTTCAGCAAAATAATCTGTTGATATTCTAAATGGAAAGCCAATAGAGTAGGTATTGATATAAGTATCAGGTTTTCTTACACCCTGTCTAGGCCACTGTAATGCTTGTGTATTTGTTACCCTTGCTCCTAAAAATCTTTCTCTGTCAATCCTTACCGCAGCAGTATATAAGGCTCTGTTTTTGTTATCTGTAGAAGAACCATCCCACGCAGAAACATCATCATCTGCAATAAGACCTTCTACTATTGCATTGGCATCAGACAGTGTTATGTAGCTGTTTGCTGCTGCTCCCCCTACTGTTGCGTCTATTGTGATTGCCATTTTGTTTTAGTTTGGATTTCTTTTCTTTTGAGGAAATAGAGACTACCAGCTTGGCAGCCTCTTGTTCTCTCATCCGCTTAAAAGCGAACATTCCCATTAGCTTGAAGCACCTTTAAGTGCAACAAAGTTAATAACAATGGCTTCACTTAATGAACCACCTGATACGTTTGTTACTGTAACTTTAAAAGAACCAGCAGCAATAGCTGAAACTCCAACAATATAAGAACCAGCAGTACCAGCAGAACCATGACAAGCTACAACAACATCAGTAGCAGCAATTTTATCGTTAGTTACTGTAAATGTTGCTTCAGCAGCAGCACCTAAAGCTGCGTTGTTCATAGTAATCTGGCCACTCTCTGTATTGAGAGTTACACCTGTTGTTTTATTAGTTGCTTGTGTAACTGTACCACCTGTGGTTGGCCCAGCTAATTTACCAGCACTAATCTCAAATAAACTTGGCATAATTTAAGTACCTTTAGTCTTGAGTTGATACGTTAGTTGCTCTAACAATACCAATGTTCTTTGTCTCGTAGACTTTCGACCAGTTGCCTACTGTTCCTAGTTGTGTTCTGTTTGGGTTAACAGTTGTAACTGCCCATTTAGAACCAACAGGGTGATATGTGTAATGCAAGTCAATAGCCATTGCATCTGATTTAGCCAGAATGTCTCTGTCTGTTTCAGTTGTTAGACCAGCTTGCTCTCCACTAGCTACTGCACCAGCAGTAAAGAAATATGTACTGTACTCAGTTGATGCGCCTGACCCTGCGGTAGAAACGTCATCTGAAACAATAACTCTTAGTCCGCAATATGTTGGGACTGTATTGTCTCCACCATATGCACCAGCAATAGAACCACCAGATGCAGTTGCAGAACCGCCATTGCCGTCTGAGGCAAGAACATAATCAACCATTTTTCTTTCCACAAGATCATAATATACCTTGCTATGCATACAAACGGCTGTTAGTTTGTCACCTTGGTCGCCAAGTATTGATCTTGCTTTTGCTACGTGTCTAGGTGATAGACCTGTTGGTGTATCGCCAGAACCGCCATCAATAGTTAAACCAAAAAATGCAGCATTAGAATCTGTTGAGTTAACAGAACCAAATACTCCATCAAGACAAGCAAGTAAATCTTTTTGTCTTTGGTTAGCAATGTATGCACCGATCTTTTGACCGATTGCTGCCATTGGATCTGCACCTGATGCAAGTGCAGCTAAATCTCTTGATTCAAATGCACGACCTCTATGCAAGATAACTCCAACTTGTTTATCAGTTGAAATCTTGCCGGGTGTTAATGAAGAAGAATCTGAAAGAACCTCAAAATCGCCACTAAGGTTAGCGGAGAAAAAAGGGACATTTACGAAATCACCACCCTCTGTTGCATTTAGCTCTGCCATTGGTGCGACCACACCGCTTGCGAGAAATGAATCCCTTTGAGTGGTCTGTTCAATGACATAAGGCGTAAATATCTCAGGGATGATTAAATCACTCCTTAGAACTGCCATGTCCTGAATAATAATGTTAACGGTGTGGGCGTAACCCTATTTGGCTTAGCGTAACTTTGCCTAATAATTCTATATTAACGTGTTTTTGCTATTTCTCTCAACTTTCTCCAAAGTTCTTTATCTCTATTGTAAATAACACCTTGTTCAATAAGGTTTTCAGTTTCTTTTAAAAAAGGTTTTAACATATCTTCTGAAAATGAATTATCACTCGGTCTTGATATAGGGGCACCACCTCCAGTTGGTGGTTTATTTTTTAACAAATAAGGTTTTTCTTTTTCTAATTTATTTTTAACATAGTCTTGTATTGGTAGTTGTTCATACCCATCTATTACAACAGGTATTCCTTCTTTAATCTGCATTTGGTCTTTTGGTACAAGATTGTTTAATACTAACTCTGGGTCGTAAGTTATTTCAGATAAAGCTTGCATTGCAGGGGCAATAAGTTCAAGTTCTCTATTTCTGGCAGTTAATTCTTCTATTCTTTTTTTATCTTCAGCAGATTTATCTCTGTACTGTTGTTCTAATGCTTGTGTAGCTTCTGTGTACTTTCCTTCACTTTCAAGCTGTTCTCTTTCATGTTTTTGTTTAAAAGCTAACAAAGATTCATAATCCTCTGGAACCTTAGTATCTTTTTTTTGGTTTTGAAGCTTACCTATTAGTTCGTAGTTTTTTGCCTCTAATTTTTTTATTGATTCTTTTAACTGTTCAACTTCTGTGTTGTTTGGTGTTGGTGGCGTAACCACCTCTTTGGTTTCTTCTGACATAAATTAAAGCGTAGCCTTTAAAAATTAATATATCAGAAAAATCACCATTTGACTTTATCAGCCCAAAACGCAGCACTCATTTTACCTTTTGCAATATTTTTTGCGTGTCTTGCTTTAAATGATTTACGCTTTGCTTTATCTGCTTCTGACTCGCCTTGTCTAGGTGGTTTATTTTTTGCGCCCTGCATACCAAAGCGAATAAGCTTTATCTTGTCGCCTTCTTTAGCTAAAACAATATGTGATTTTTTAGGGTGGCTTGGTGTTCTCTTTGGCTTATTAAAACCAGCAAGACCAAATCTTTTAATTCTTGGGTCACTCATTATTTTCTATACCTTTTATAAATAGCCATATCTACTGTTCTTGCTTTATCTCCTCTCATATAACTATTAACACGACCCATAGCCCACGCGGCCATAGGTACATTACGAGAACCACCAGATAAATATGCCCCTTGCCCTTTTCTATAGACAGCAGCAAGCTCGCCATATTTAAACTTTGTACCTTCGGCCTTTTTCTTAAGGCTTTTTTTTGTTGCGTCGCTTAGTGGTTTTCTTCTGCTTTTTTGTGACATCTTGAGCAACCCTTGATTTTTGTACAGCTTTTATATCAATATAAGCACCTTTTTTGTAAAGTTCTGCTGTTTTTTTTATTTCAGCAGCTTTAGCAGCACGATTTTTTGACCCTGACAAATACTTTTTAGGTATGCCAGTTTTTTTATCTTTAGGTACTCTTCTTAACTTTGGCATCTTTTTTTTCTTTTACTGGTTTGCCTTTAGCTCCAGAAATTTTTTCCCATAAAGTCTTTGCCACTACTTTTTACCCCCTTTTTTTACTTTTTTCTTTTTACCTTTTGGTTTCATTAAACCATAGTGTCCGGGCATAATTTTACCAAGTAACTATTAATATCATATCTTTTATTTTGTTTTCCGTCTTGTTTTTTTCTTTTTCTTACCAGCTTTTGACAAAGCAATAGCAACAGCTTGGCTTCTCGAGTAACCCTCTTGTATAAGTTGCTTTATGTTACCTGTAATTGTCTTTGGTTGTTTTCCTTTCTTAAGTGGCATTTGGGTATTTCTCAGCTAACTTCTTTAATGTTAGCTCTGTTCCATCATCTTTAATAATTAATCGCAAAGCCTCTCTCGGACTTTTTCTTTTTTTATCAATTAAATAATTAAAAAATTTCTTTTTGCTCCCAAGTGTCTTGTCTTGTATTGATGGGTTATCCCGTAACCATGCAGCATAGTTAGTATCCTGTGGCACTCTACCAGTAGCACTTGGCCTAGTATCAGGAAAACGTCTGCGTAAATCGTCATCATCTATTACTGGAACAGTAGTTGACCTACAGTTAAAATGCTGTGGTGGTAATGGTCCTTCATTATATTTAAAAATTTTGCCATCTAAACTTCCGCAGATTTTACTTGTTCTTGCATCTAAAGTTGCAACATATTCATATCTTTGGGTTACATCTTGATTTGCTGCATAAGTTGCTTGACTTACAGCATTTTGTACTTGGTTAACAGAAGTACGAACAACAGTCATTACCTGCGTATTAGCAAGTCGTATACCATCACCACCTGCAAGTCTTTGTGCTTTTGCTGTCATATTTTGGTTTGTCCCAAACTGCAATCTACCTCGCAACCTTTTTGCAATTTTTGGTATAGATTCTCCTTCTGTAATACCTATACGAATCTGACTTGATATAAGTTCTGCTTGTTTTGTAGATATACCACGAAAAGCTTTTGCTACAACTTGGCCACTAGGTAAGGTAATTGCAGAACCTTTTGCAGCAGTTAAGGGAAATGTTCTTTGTACAGTAGATTCTAAATTAGTAGGTAAAGTTAATATGTTTACTTCTGTAGGGTCAGTAAAAACAACGCTTTGAGCAAAGTTTGGCGATATTTTTACAGTATTAACACCAACAGCACCTTTTGGTAAAACTTTTTCAAGTTGATCTTTTACAAATTCTGTTTGAAATACAGCAAGTCCTTGTAGTTCATCTGCTAAGTAAACTGAACTTGTATTTGACCAACTTTCAAGACTTTCTTTCATTTGTACCAACATAGCCCTTATTCTTGCGACAGTAGCTGGTGCTGTTACTTCATCTATTGTTGCTAATTTATTTGTTAAATCTAAAATTACATTGTTGTAATTCGTAACAATCTGTCGGGTAACTTGGTTGCTGTAGCGGTTTAAGTCAATCGCCTCTCTGTAGAAAGTCTCAGGTGTTGACATAAATTACTCTTCATCTTGTTCTGGTTCTTCTTGTCTTGGCTGTTCCATCTCAACCATACCACCACTTTGTGTTGCTTCAATTTCTTCTTCAACATCAAACTCATCTCCAAGAACCTCACCTTCAGTAAGTTGATCAAGCAGTGTTTTTTGTGAAATAGAACCAGATGTGTAAAGAGTAAGTAATGCTTGTATTTCTTGTGGTTCAAGTCTTTGTGATAGAAAGTCTCTATTAACAAAACTGCTGCCAGCTTCAGCATTTATATATCTTCCGTGAAACATAAGACAGTTATCAATCATATCTTGCATCTGTTGTGCTACAACCATCATTGTTGAATCGCCTTGTGATCTATCTATTCGTTTTGCTTCTGCTGTTTCTGCCGATAACTTTTGGCCAAGTACTGCTGCAAGACCTAATTCATTGATTTGACTTTCCAATCTGTCTAATCTCCGAAACTGTGCATCATAACTTTTTCCTTCTGGTTCGATATATTCAGCACGACCATCTGCTGGGAACGCAATAGCCTCGCCGGGTCCAGCCGATACCTCTTCAGCATTTTGTGGAAAGCCATAAAAAGCCAACATAGGTACTGCAGATATATGTAATTGGTTATCAAGATCAGATTGTATTTGATATGCTTTTAAATTTAATTCAGCTATATCTGCCATTGGTGGTCTTGAATCAAGTAGATTTATTCTGTTTGCATAAGCAACTGAAAAAGGTATTTTATCAACTGGCATTGTTCCTTCATCTACTTTTACATATTGTCCATTCTTAGCTTTTCTATGTATTTCAAAGTTGCCGGGTGTCAGTAAACGAACTTGCTCTACAATCTTTTCACCATATAAACCATCTGGTTGAGATACCTTTTCCTGTAACCTTAATTGGGTAAATTGCAACTCACCATCTACCATTTCTGTTCGCCAGCCAAGAATATCTCTTGGTGTGTAGGTAACCCAGTAAGGTCTACCATTATTTCCTGTTGCTGGCGCATCTACCAAAACACCAATATGGCCATATCTAATCATTTTTCTGGCAGTCTCATAAGTCCAAACATTAAGATCATTACCTTGTAAATCTACGTCAAACAGTTCTTCTCTAATTGCATCTCCTGTCTCATTTAGTCTCACTGGTTTACGAGTTAGCATACCAGCCAACATTCTTTCTAATCTAAGAAAGTAAGGTGGGCAAACAGAACGTGCTAATCTATTGTCATAACTTTCATCAAGTTCCCTAGGTTCTTGCATTAGATATTTTCTATGCTTTGACCTCATTTGGTATGTGCCGCCAAGTAAATCTTCTATTAATATCCAATGTGGCTCTTGCTGAAACCATGTATTATTAGGGTCATTTATCTCTGTGCCTCTACTACCGGCTGTCTGTCTGTTGTAATGACTATATCCAGAATACACAGTTTTGCTCCATTGTTTGTTTTTATTTTAGACAATAATCTTAATAAAGCCTAATACCAGTTTTGCGACCAGCCCCCATATGTAAGGGATTGAACAACCGCCAAGTAATATAACCTAGCGCATCATTCATATGATCGTACCCTGCATCTTTATCTGGTTCACCTCTTTCGTTATAACTTTGTAATTCTAAACATTCAATTAACTTTACAGCTTTTTTTGAAACCATTAATCTTGTTTCACCTTTACCATTTAAAAATAAACCTTGAACTGAATTAACTCTATCTCTTACAGGGGGGTTAGATAATGCAGACTGATTAACAAAACCATAACTTTCTAATATTTGGATATCGGTCTTTGTAGCATTTGTACTTCTGTTTCCACCTGAAGCATCAGGATATATATAGATTTTGTTGAAAGGGTACCTTGCTTTAATTTCTTTAGCAATGGTATCGGTGTCGTGGCTTTTAGCGATTTCATCTATAACCATAAATTTATTACCAACTGCCACACCTATTACTGCATTCATATTTCCAATATTAAAGTCAATACCAATCCTTAATGGTTCATTATCATCTATGTAAGGGTCGTTTTGTAAAACATGGGTATTGCGATTAAATTTGTCATATACTTGGCCGGAAGTTAAATTGCAGAAGTTTCCGTTTAAGTATGCTTGTATTAACTGTGGAGGGTAGTTTTCTAGTAATGAATCAATAAATCCCTCTGGTAAATAGGGGTTATCAGATGTCTTAGCTTTTATTAACCGAGTATCTTCTTTGGCGTTTTTTTCAAAAGTATCAAACGCCCATGAGTGGCCTTCTGGTGTTGTAGTAGCGC